CCAACTTGAGCCATGCGAAGCGACTCAACTATTGGAATCCGGATACGTACCTGGTAGGGAAATACCGGCCAGGTGTCCTGATTGACGTTGTACTCAATCACTCGCGAATCGTTGGTCTGCGAACCAGCAGAATCATCCTGCGGGCCACGGAAATCAACGTTGTGCGCGATGTGGTTCATGATCCATCCACCACCACGATCGATCGGGATATCACGGAGGTAGGTGTAATTCTCGAGCGGAAGACGAACGACCGGATCGAGTTTTGCGAGTTCAGCCATCAGGAAGGTCTGACCGGTTGCCGCCGCAGCCGCGTCAGAAAGGACCTTCCCACTTCGCAGAGCCACTAGGCTCTGTGCGTATTCTTTGGGATTCATTTCTTTCCTTTCTGCCTCGGTTTAGGCGATGGTGCGAGCAAGAATGGTTACTTGAGCTGTGAGGTCCGTCTCAAGGAAACCAGTCTTCCATTTGAAGTTCGGGTAGAGTACCGAGTTGCTGCCGTCAGCCTGAGCTTCCAGACCTCCGATAACTCCATTCGGAATCGCACCGTTGACAACCGTACGGATGTAGACAGCCCCACCCGCGGTCGGAGTGCCGTTGTTGCAGGAAACGTTAATCGTTCCCTGAACAAGACCATCCATCATCTGACCAGGTAGATAAACTCCACCAGGTGTGAGAACATCGTTACTGCCCTGTACATTGTACGCGGGGTTGATGTTCACGTTGCTGACCGCGATTCCAATAGGAAGCGATGCGTTCACTGTACCCGAAGCGGCAACAAAAGTCTTGACACTCGAGTAGGTGTTGTCAGCATTCAAAACGAACGTTTCACCGAAGGCGATCGGATTCACGTCCGTAGGACGAACTTGTCGAGCAGTGCGAAGGGAGTAGCCTTCGTTGCTGATGTTGCCGACAAATCCGAGGTATAGTCCTTTTACAGGAATTACGGAAGCTGGCATGGCTGTTTATTTTGCTCCTTTCGAGAGGCATGTGGACTGGTGCTTAGCCATTCCGGCTCGGTAAGGCACACCATCGAAGCAGTTGCAAGAAGCAACGACAGTCGTAACTGCCGTCGAGTCAGTTGCAACACCTTCAATCTTCGCAGGGCGCTTGACGTGAGCAAGACCTGAATAGGAATTACGTTGGCCCTTGAGAGCATTGAGGCTCTTCACAGCACCGTTGTAATTGTCTACCATTGTCTGCTCAATAGCAGTGCGCTTGTTGCGAGGCCGCCTTGAAATTTCAGCGACAACTGGACGAGTGCTGCGAACGAAATCACGAACTGAATCGTTAGCGGCCTTCAAAACAGACTCACCTGGATCGTCGATCTCCTTTTCAGCTTCGACACCATCGTTGGCGGTCTCTTCCTTTTTCTCTTCCTTGTCATTGGCAGTCTCGTCTTCAAGGTCCTCGACGGAGTCACCAGCATGCTCTTCTTCAGCATCACCGGTAAACTTCTTCATTTCCTCACGAGCAGCATCCATGGCAGTTTTGTCGCCAGCTTTCTTGGCGGCCATGAACTTGTCCATGCAAGCTTTAGCGGCGGTCATTTCAGCATCCGCAGCAGTTTCACCGGGTTCGACTTTCTTATCGACAGCAACCGCAATTGCTGGCGACTTATCAGTCTCGAGGTCTTTGATGATCGAAGCCTTTTCTTCAGGAGTAACTTCCTTACCGAAAACAGCTTCAATCCCACGCCCGAGAATCGTATTCCGTAGGGACATAATAGGCTCCTTCTTTTTGATTTCGGGCGGGGCTGAATCCTTGATAGCGATTCGCGGACCGGCCCTACCTTTTGGTACAACTGCTACGTGATTACCACGCAACCTCATCATCACAATCGTCCCATCATCGAGACGCTTGAGTTTCAAAGTATAGCCAACACTAACTTCTCGAATGGCTTGACCAAACTCGTTGTCAGGGTCATGCTCAGGCTTTACTTTTTCAATAAGTTCTGGATTCTTGATGAGAAGATCGCCGAGAAGAGTGACCTCACCATCTTGATCTGGACCTTGACGAATTCTGTGAACTTGTCCACAGTTTAGTTCACCATCATTTTCAACGTGAACTACGTTTCCGTCAGGATGTTCGTCGACCACAGTTTTACCATCAAGACTTCTGGCAAATTCTGGGTCCAGAACAGATTCTTTCGGTCTGAAAACTTTATAAAGTTTATTAGGATCGAGATCCCAACTTTTCTCATATCCGTCAAAACCTTCAAGTTCTTTTCCGAGGTAATCTTGATAGCCGCTCCTACAAAGAGGAACGTTGTGGCAGGCTAGATACCCTTCAGGAGTTTTACTTATGTTTGGACTAAGCATTAGTCCATAGAACTTTGGCATAAGTCCTCCTTAGTCTTTTCTAGCCTCCGCACTTCTGCGGGCCATTTCAGCTTCACCGAGCTTTTCACGGCCGATCTTAGCTGCAAGACCAGCGGGATTAGTAACTCCCTTTTCATGAGAAAGCTTGTTTTCGAGCTTGGTAAAATCAGAATCAGTAGAAGGAATTCCATACTGATTGATTCCAGAATAGACACTATCCTGAAGCACTCCCATAGGAGGAGTACAGCTTGGAATACTCTCATCCATCCGTGGAACTGGAGTCATAGGCGCGTGAGGAGTAGTATCAAGACTTGGTCCGTCCGAGAAAGAACTGTAACCACCGCGAATCGCCACTAGCTACCTCCCTGATGTTTAGGTAAAGGCGCTTTCACCGGAACCTTGGGATTCTGATACGCTGAAAGTCCCAATCCAGGCGCAGGGCTTATGACGGCTCCACTGTTTCCGCCGCCATTACCTGCGTTTCTGTAGTTCTCAGGAAAGACCGAATTTCCCGAATTGATTGCCATGATAAACCTCTTAGTTTACTGTGCAGTGAATCTTGTAGATCATGCTCGCTGTAGCAGTATGAGTAATAGTCACTGTATTCGCAGTAACTGCGCTAACATAGCTTGTAGCAATGTTAGTAGCTGCAGAAGCATTGAAAGCGGAGAAGACACACACTGAAGAAGTCGTAACCCCGGCAAGAGTTACGTTATCAGAAGTAGCTGCAGTCGTAGTCAGCGTCGCACTCAGCACGCCCTTCAAAGCAGCTCCGCTCCCGCTTGCGGGTCCGATAACTGGAGTGCCGTTGATAGGAGTTTGATAAGCAACGAGCTGACCTGCCGTTCCTTGGTAAGAAGCAACAGGGCCAGCAGCATTCTGAGCGTAGAGAAATCCACAGAGAGCGAGAACCGGAACAAAAATAGCAAGAATCTTCTTCATAAAATCTCCTAAGCAGCTAATCTAGATTCGATACCTGAAATTCTTTGGAAGTTCACTCGAGACATCGTCTCGATATTGCCTCGTCTGTAAACCTTCACTAGACTATTTTTACTAGAGAAGATATCTTCGAGAGTAAGCACTGGCCTCGGAAAGCAACGACAGTTTGGACATTCTCCAGGAGCATAATGCCCCAAATAATCTGGTTGATTGGCTAGAGACTCTGGAGAAGGAAGATCATCCCAGAATACTACGATTCCATTCATTTTTCGATGAGATAGCCGAACTCTCTGATCTTTCGACGTTTGCCACACGAAACAGGGAAGGTCTAATTCCTCAGATCGAGCTCTCGTAAGAGCTGTGTTAGCGGCGCTAATCTGAGTTCGAGCTGTTCGTTTGATCGCGCTTCCCATGACCTCGGGAAATCGTAGTTTCAAAAGGTCATCGAGAGCCTCTGGTCTCATTCCAGCGTAAGCCGCTTTACTCAGCTCGTTGACTAGAATTTTAGCGACGTCAGAAGGAATATCAGAAATGTAGTGAGATTGTTCCTCTAGTATCTCCCGTACTCTGGCCCCAAGTCTACCGTTAAGCTCTTTTTGAAGCTCATTGTAGAGTTGCCTTCCGCCTCGAGCTTCAAAAGCTGCGTCCCTCCAGGACTTCACATTGACCACGTTGACTCTCGTGATCATGTTGAGAGCGATCTTAGCACTCGAATTAGCTACTTTACGTCGAGTTCCTACGTTAGCAAGTTCTCGTAGCCAATGAGTAGGACTTACATCCTTGAGCTTTACAGGAATCCAAGTCTTTATCTCTTGGTAGATCATTTTCCTGTAAGCAATTTCGATTGGATCTGGAACCGCAAATGCCGTAGCCATCATAAGCTCCTAACAACATCTATAGATAAGAATTTTTAAACAGCCCCTGCCTGAACTGAATATAATTCTTTTGCCCCTTAGCTCTATAGATGTTGATAGCGGCTTACGCCGCTTTGATTAGACTGTTGCTGCCGGAGTGAAGAGAAGCTGAATTCCTACAGAAACTCCACCCTGAGGCTCCTGTGTAACTGTGATTGAACCCGATACGTCAAAGACGTTCGTGGTTTGATTCGCGTCAGTTACAGAGGCATGGCCTGAAATTGAAGTCGTGCCATTAGCAACGAGTGTCAGATTACCGGTACCATCACCATTGTCAGTCAGCTGAACAACCGTAGTGTCGGCGACGGTCAAAGTGGCTTGAGCTAGCGTGCTTCCAGGGGTTACTTTACCGTCCGCCTGAACAGGTTGAATCTGAACCTTAAAAGCGTCGCCGATCTTGCCAGTAAGACTATTGATTACGTCAGCCATGTGTTCTCCTTTGAATTTCAGTTGAAGTCTGCGAGTAATGTGTCGGCGTCTGTGAAGAAACCAGTGAATTACCCATAGGGAGGGGCAAACTAACAGAATCAAAAGAATGATATAGATTCTCATCTATCCACCGATGGGTTTAGAAACATCCCCATTGAAAAGCCAGCGTTTGAATTGATCTAACGTCAAACCCTTGATACCTCTAAAGATTTGAACTCCGTGAGTATGACCATCGTAAAAGTCTCTCTTAGCTTCATCTTTAGATGTGTATCCGAGCATACACTTATGCTCGTCGAAGTCTCCAGAGCCATCCATTCGATTCTGGTCAACCACATAAATCATAGTACTCTCTGGATTAGGACCTAAATAGCAGTCCATTTCATCTCCATCTGCTCCTATTGTTCCGGCTATAAATCCGTAGTCAGCAGGAGGAGTTGACATCCAGCCAGGACCTTGTCGAAGCTCATATTTAGGAGTTTCGACTACAACTTCCAAATCGTAGAACATCTTACGTGGAAGTTCTTTATCGGCCCAGTATAATCCATCCAAGGCATTCGCGAAGATTGTTTTCATCGGCTTGCCCTAAACAGATTGATTTTATTACTGATCCAATCGAGAAGACCGACAGGATTCAAAAGAGCTTCGCTCTCGACAGCGGGAAAGGAATCTTTTGCCACCGTGTCCGATCTATTTTTCTTCTTTCGATCACGGTTTCTTTTATTCTTGGCAGGTTTTTCCTTTTTCTCCCCAGCTGAGAAAAGATCACCCCCTTCTCCCTCCGGGATTCCGAGTTCGCCCATACCAAGTTCGGAGGCGTACTTGTCAGGCGTAGCTGCGATGGATTCCTTAGTGATACTATCAAACATACCGTTGATAGAACTGGAATCCTTGAGAGCTTGTCTTGCTTCTCTCTTCGTAATAAGATCAGAGTTGAACGACTCGGTAATCGTATCTGAAGTAGACCGACCGAGATTAGTGCGCTGTTCCTGTGAGAGCGCTCTGAACGGAGTCCATGAGTGTCCTAGATTATCTGGAACATGACCCAGCGTACTCATCGCAATGACTGGAATCAGTTTATTCATAATCGGATCTTCATCCGATTCTCTCTTTTCCCCGATCAGATTATCGTAGAGTTGAAGAGAACCTTCAGAGTTACTTCCAAGACCAGACTCTCTACCGAAGATAATCTCATAAGGAATATCAGTCGAAGCGGCAAGATCTTTCATGAACTCATGGTACACGTTCGAAATACCACCGAAACCGTACTGGGTGGTTTGAAGCTTACCGTCTTTACCGAGAATCATCAGACCTTGATTGTTCAAGGAGTTGCTGATGTTGGTCATTCTCTGGATGAACTGGTCGTAATTCTTATTTGATCCGCCGACACCAGACATCAAAGTGGCGAGTTGAGGTTCCTCAACGCTAAGAACTTGAGCACGTGTCAAGAGAGAGACGATGTTCCAGCTGGAATAGTCTCTCTTCTGAAGTTCATCGAACATGATTTCGACTTCAGACATTCCCCAGTAAAGCTCAACTTGAAGTTCCCACTGTGGAAGCTCTCTGCCGCAGAATCGGAGAATTCGACTGTGATGGACATTGATCTGCCCTGAATCCATGACACAGTTGTAATAAGTCGGTAGTCCGAAATTCGCGCAGTCGTTGATGTCACTGGATATCTCAGGTCCAGGAATAATTCCAGACCAACGGTCTAGTGGAATGATTCCTTTGTAAGATCCAATCTCGACATCGTCCAGATCGAGAGGCTGCATTAGATCATTGTGCCCCTCAATTACGATGATACCAGCAGCTCCACCAAAGAGTCGACCCCACTTACGAGCCGAACGCATTTTTCCGAGAGTTCCAGTCTTCTTGATAACGGTATCAAGAGCTCGTACTTGGTCAGGCTTGAGATCTCCTGTGATCATCGGAAATTTCTTATAAGTGTCATTCGCGATCTGATCAACGACCTTGCGAACGATCCAAGAACTCCGATAGAGGCTCAAAATCAACGGATAATCTTCCGTGAGCCGTATCAAAGGGTAGTTGCCTGTCTGAGCAAGGTTCGGAGTTCCTACCCCGAGTCTAGCTGCAGGGTTGCTGTAACTGTCACCGATAACTGGTGTACCAGTTACATAATTTTCGTGGTCATCTTTCGGAAGAGGGAGGCCTGTTGTAACGATTTCTACGTTCTCCTGTTCCACAGGCTCTCCTTTCTTGATTTCAACCGCAGGAGAATTTTACGAAGAATGAGAAGTAAAATCTCTCCAATACAGAGAAGAATGTATATAGCTACGTTGATGAGTAAAGCCACATTCGAAATAGTGACAAACTGATCACTATCGAAGTACTTACTCTTTAGGCTCACGTCCCCTCATCGAAGAGGGCTCAAACCTGCCATTGCTCTGGCGAGAGTGGAGCTTCTCGGTGAATTTTTTCTTATCGATACCGATCGCGTCCTTGTTCTCTGTAGGAAGATAGTCGAAATTCGCATCGAGATTAACGTTGTGGCGATTTGGAACTCCACTACCGTGACCACCATCATTTGCTGCAGGAATCTTTCCTTCAGTATAGGACGAGAAACCACCGAAATTGTTCGCCATACTAGCTCCTTACGCCGCTCTCTGAAGAGTCGACACCATTCTCCATTCAGGAAACAGCTCTTGAATTCCGTACCGACCAGCATCTTGCGTGTGGTCATTGACTTTCATCGGTCGCTCTTCGCCCTTTTCACTGGCTTTCTTGTCCCAGGCATAAACTCCCTTTTCTCTGAGGAAGTTATCGAGATCTTTTCGAACTCGAAGAGCTTTACAGGCCATTACTTCTGAGACTCGATGAATTCCAACAAGAACATCATTATTCGCGTCAACAACTTCGAGACCGCGTTGAATGAGTTCGATCTTGAAAGCAGCGGCGCTCGGATCGACGACTATCAAAGGGTTGTTGATTCCGATTACGCGCGACTCAGAGATAAATTCTACCATATCATCGGCGTATTCAGAATTCGTTTTCTGTCTCATTTCTTTAACAGAATCCCAGTAATATTCACGATCTAGCCAAGCAACGTCGCCATCGTCAAAGAACTCCAAAAACGCACATGGATTGTGTGTCCCGTGATCGACAGCGATAATGTGCCGGGCATAGCCTCCCGAACCATACAATCCCACTGGGTGGGAGTCATCATCGTAGAGTAAGTCATCGCTCCACGAATCTTTATAAATAGCCCCCTCTGCCACAACCCAGAGACCCAGAATGTATCGCTGGTAATAGACACCTTTCTGCGAAGAGATGATCTGTCGCTTAGTGTCTTTGTCGATGTTGGGGTTATCTTCAAGAGTAAAATGAATAACCTCAAGGTCTTTTTCAAATTGCTCATTGTGAATAACTTCCGTAAAGAGATAGTGCTGAGGAGTACCAGGGTTCGTGGTAGCATATAGTCTAGCGCCCGGGGGCGAGAGACGCATGAAGAGTTGCATCGTGAAACTGCGTGGAAACTCCGTCCACTCATCGCAGATCGCGATACCGATCGTCATACCCAGAATGTTTTTATAGGAAGCTTCGTCCCGGGCTCCAATAATGAACCATTGTACTCCAAAGAGGTAGAGCTCTCCCGAAGCTCGATTGTAAGAGTAGTTCTTCTTACCAACCACTTGGAAGATATCCAGAAGCATGTTCTTGTAAACTGTCTGCTTTGTTGCTCCGCAGATCACCCGTTTACCAGGAACTTTGTAGTTACAGAGTTGAAGAATGAGCTTGGCATCAACAGCGAAGGTCTTCGAGGAACGGACACTACCCTCTAGCAGCGTGTACTTTTTATCTTGAGAAGGGTGTCTCTTGATAAAGGTATGCGCTTTGTAGCCAAAGGGTTTGAAGATCGCCACAGCTTACTCCCATTCTGGTATTTCCACAGTCTGATTTTTCAGATCGTGAAAACAATCTCCTAGAAATTGAATTTTGCCATCAGTAACAAAAGAGTGGCATCTTTGAGATGGTTCATCTTTGAAAACTACTAGAGATGGACTGAACGTAGGTTTATCGTAATCTCCGTTCCATGACCAGTTAGGTCTTCCAGTAAACCCAACATGAAAAGGGTGGTTACAGCCACATCCTGGACAGTTGAATAACAGAATTTTACCATCAGGACCATCATGAATAAGGTATAACTTAGCCATGATTACTCCTCGTCTCTTCCATCCTCATGGAAAGTAGCTTCGTCGTCTTCAGTCTGTTTATCGCCTTCTAAGACTTCATCTTCTGGAGAATCTGGAGGAGCAGGATCGCCTGCCATGATCTTCGCGAGAGCGGTGAGCTCTTCGTTCGTTCCAGCCGCGATGAGCTTTTCAGGAGTCTTACCTTCTGTAGACTCTCTAATTTCTTTGACAGCGACGAAGCAGATTTCATCGTCCTTCACCTTGCCGACGGCTCGCTTGACCATGTGCAGGCCGATCGCTTCCGCCCAAGTTGCCCCCTCTTCAGCACCGATAGCCTGGCGAATGTCCTCAGAGACTTTCTGACCAAGATGATGCTTATAAGCAGCGCTCAGAAGATTAGGCCGCCTCTTAGCTTTAGGCTGACCATCCTTTCGTACTCCACCCGGATTTGCGCTATGACCTGGTTGGAAGTGACCGGCGTTAGACATGGTCCCTCCTAGAATTTGATTGGTTTGAGATGCTTGAGTTGATTACTCACAACTCTCTGGATAATCGGTATCGCTCCACGTCCTCCAGAAGGAGTGGCTCGTAAATAGTACATCTTGGCACGAGTTACGTAGTGCCGGCCCCGGGTCCCCTCGACCAGTTCATATTCATCGTCATTAATGCCTTTGATAGCAGCATCCGCAGTAATATGAACGTGATTTTCGCAGTTGGGCTCAATCCGGTAATTCCGGAGTTGGCCAACTTCCTCAGGAGAAAGTAAGCAGCAATCCACAGGTTTATCCTCGGGTGTGGCAACCCGTCTCCCGGCTGCCTAATGCTCCAGCTATAGTCCTGGATGACTTACCGGTTTCGATCCTAGTCAGACGATTCGAAAAGCGGGTTTCAGTGGAAGGTAAGCGGAATAAATCTCTATGTTTACATTTTATAACTAACGGGAAGTTCTGGGGTCATTTTATACTTACACGTCCGATTTATACAATAACTTTGTATACAACTCGTACAATAAATTGTATAATCTAAATATGGCTGAATTTGAGTATAATACGCGTACGTACCCGGGTATATAATAATGATTTCTATGAATCGTAGATCATTCCTGAGATTGTTCGCAGCAACGACGAGTGCGTGCATCATCGGCGGCAATAAATTATATAATGATACGTCGCATGATGTTCCTACGGCGCTGCAGGTCTTCACTCCTTTGACACCTGACGAACAGGTTCTGTGGGCATATGCTCAGAAACTGTACGAGTTGGCTTATTTCACAGCCTCTTTTTATCAAATTCCGATGAAGGTGCTTTTTGGCAGAGAACTTACTGTTCAGGACTATTACGTTTCTCTTCGAGAAGAATATCGAAAGAAATTCGAACTTCCTAAAACTTTGCAGGATATTCAACTTGAATACGTTTATCACGGAAGAGAGCAACCACAAACACTTGAGCTAGTAGCGAGGATCGCTAATGAATCGTAGACAACTATTCAAATATGCCGGCGCAGCTGTGGCTTCAAAAGCGCTTGCGCCTCTCCTGCCTCTCGCGGCCGAACCTGTAAAGACATATTCTTTTTCAGACGTTGTTTGGACTGTGGTTCCTCTGGAAATAGAATGGGTATCTACTACTCCTTATCTCTGGCCTGGATTTATTGAAGGTCTGAACGCTATAGTTGGAATGAGATATGTTATTAGTGAAATCGGTCTCATGGCTTACCGAGTAAAGATAGAAAGGAAACACTTTGAGCGAGTCGCAGAACTTACCTATTGGACAAGGCCAATTGGAATCCTTGTCGAGTTCGAAGATGAACACGGAAAAATATCTCAAACACCTGAAATAGTGACGAGGATCATCAATGAAAAAACTTAAGACTACAGATTACATAGATTGTTTGACGTTACGACCCGTTCCAGAAGATTTGAGAATAAACATGCTTGAGAAAGCAGAGTATTTCAAAGGATTGCCTCTTGAGACTTGGCGTCAGAGTAGGATAGACGTAGGTGACCTCGCGTACTTGATCATAGCTCCTAACGAATTTCGCTACGTGGCTTTCATGTGCCTCATTGAATTTCCCATAGACTGGGAAATCATAGTATATAGAGCTTCACTAGAGTGTATACCTGGTTGCAGATTCATTGGTTGGCTACCAATTGGAGAATAGATGATGAAGACAATTCTTCTGATTTACGCCTGTGAACGCGACAGAACGCGGGAGTTCAAAGAGATTGCCGAAGGCCTCCGAGACTTCGCTCAAATTTTTCAACACACCAACCAGATCATGGGACCTGGATGGATAATCATGTTCAGAGTAATTCAATTTCACGGAGACGTGATGGGACTGCGTGGGCTCAAGTATGATGCTTGGTCAGTTGGAGAAACTGACTTCAGTAAAGAGACTGACGCATTCAGAGAGGCTCGATGGATGTTGGAGAATAAGGTCTTCACCGGAGTTCAAGAGCCTTTCACAGGCAACGTCATCCGGTTTTTAAAGGAGAAGAAGTGGACAAACCCTACATCGAAATAAGAACTTTTGGTTTCGGAGATCTTAGAATGTCTGTGGTCACCGTGTACCGTTACCTTACTTCTTCAGAGATAGACTGGATGGCTTGGAATCCTACAGATAAAATAGTACTAGTCCCTGATCTCCACCGAATCTACTTTCTCAAGGATGAAGCAATTAAGTATGCTCTAGATTTTCAGGCCAGCATGCTTAAAGTAGGAATCGAACTCAACATTATTGAAGTGGAGACACAGTGACTATCAAAGAGTTGATCGAGCGCCTTCAAAAATTCGACCCTTCCTGCGAGGTCGATCTCGAAATAATAGGGGACGTGGGAGACGGAGCTCTTACTACAGACGGTAGATCGTCTTACATCGGAGAAGCCCGAAGCGTCTATCAAGATCTGAACGATGACACGGTGATTATCAGTCAGGAGTTGAGATGAAAATCTGTGAAAGATGTTCTGAAGGACTTGTACTTCGAAGAGTGCTCACCGGCGCGGCTTTCAAAGGAGGTCGACACGAAGTCTGGGTTCATGACACTGGAAGCGCTTTGTGTAGGGATCAGATAAAGATTCTTCCTAATGGAGATGTAGTGGATATCAGACAATCAAAGAAGGCTTTATGTCCAACTTGTAGAAAAGAGATTACTGAAGAAGAATTCGTGGTTAATTGGAGTTCATGCGCTGACTGTTTCAAAAAACATATTGACGCTTATTACGCATCCCGTAGCCACAGTCCTTTGACACTTAGCGAGACTAAAGAAGTACTTTACATACATGAGTTGACCCGTGATAAAGATAACAAAGGTTGAGACTATCTTCACGTCAGCCGCAACCCATGGTGCCGGACTCCGGGTGTTTCTTGACTGTGGTCATTACTATGATTTCAGTTTTGAGGAAGACTACCACGCCGTGATGAAGGATAAAGATTGTCCGAGGTGTGAGTTGGAGTCAATAATTCTGAGGATGTTAGGAGAATCTAGGTGATCAAAGCTTTCTTATCTGGAATGCTTCTCGGTTTTCTCATAATCCTAATCGTAGGATTTCTAATTAGAATCATATAATCGGTGCCCCATACTGGGCCCAACGGGAAATGGAAAAGCGGCCCCGGGACGTTGGGTCATCGGGAGCCGGGTTTCGACCCTCGGGCGTGAAAGTGAGTTTCCTGGAGGACGCTTTCTCCAGGCCGTACGCTCGCTCGAGGCCGTCCAGAGGACGCGACCCGTGGGCCCGTACGCCCGCTCGAGGCCGTAGCTTTGGGACGCAGAAAAGCCCCTCGATGAGCTGAGGGGCATCTCCGTCCTTGGAGGGACTCAATCTTTAGTTACTTGATCTCGATGGTGGGGTTCGTTACCCGTGTGTCACCGTCGGTGGTCATCTGGTGGAGGTGGTAGCGTACGCTCGGTTCGACTCCGCCGACCGCTGTGAGCTCCATCTTCGTCGCGACCTTCGCGATCTGGGCAATCGTCAGTGGCACAGCAGAGGCCCTGAGGACATCGTACACGATCTGACGCTGCTTACCACGGAACTTCTTCGGCTCACCGTCCTTGATGACGAGCTCATACAGGCGCTCTTCGACCGGAGTTACCTTGGGCTCTGCCGGAGCATCGACCTTGGTCTTCTCTGCCTTGGGCTTAGGCTGCTCTGCAGCTCTCTCATCTTCACGCTGCTTGGCGGTCATTGGTTTCTGCTCTGCGGGTGTCGGATTGAGTACCTGCTCAGGCTTCACATTGGAGGCGAGGGTGGTGGGCTTCGTGGACTTCACTTCGGGGGTAACGTTCTGAGTCTTCGACATTTTATTTTCCTTTTCTGCGGTTTTGTCCGCGGTTGATGTTTCGTTGATGTTTAGTAACTCTCTATCTTGAATCAATCTTATATTGTTTTCCTGAAGTTGTAAACAAAAAAGTGAGCAGAGTTTGAATTTTTTTTTAGAGATTCGTTTTGCTGCTGAACGAGTTGCGGAGAGAAACTACCGTCATGATCAAGATTCCAGCGATCGAGGGTGCGAAGAAGATGTACATTGTTTGTTTCCTTTCCAGCCGCTCAGCAGCTTATAGGAATACTCTAATTTGATTCCCGTTATACGTAAACAAAATAATGAGCAGAAATAAATTATTTTTGAACAGGTTTTGAACAGGCTTTCATGATATAATTCGCGAGCGCGGGTACCCGGGCGCGCTATCTATAGTTACGTTTTAGAAAAATGAAAATGAGCGTAGACATGTCCCGGGATCCCACCTTCACTCATGCGAAAACGGACAATAGATAATACATCCCAATAGTGCCGCGGAACTGCTCATTATTTTGAATTTTTCTGTTTACAACTCATCGGAAACGTGATATAATCCTCATCATTGATAAAATACAGTACGGGATTATATACCAAGTACCTGTTCAAAACACTGTTCAAAAACACTGTTCAAAACTATTTTATTTTCGCTCACTTTTCTGTGTACATATTTTTAGGACTTGATACTATATCTATAGAGGTTAACTACATGCTGAATATCGACGATTCGAAAAGCTACAAAACGGAAGAGAATCTCAAGACTGCTCTCACAAAGCTCGGAATCACAGATGAACGTTACTTGATAGTCTGCAACCGCTCTGGTCGGTTCACTGCGGTTTTCCCCGTCTCGAGCTGCAATGGAGACATGACACGGTTCGCACGGCACGGATTCATGACCCTAGGGTAATCCCCTAGGGTCTCCCTAAGGAGGGGACATGAGAATCACGAAACGAGTTTCAAGCTACAATGGTGATACTACCTTCACTCTCACTCAAGGTAAGATGGAGGTCACTCTGACCTTCCAGAGTCGCTACGGCAAACCAATTCAACCGTACATCTCCCACGGGTCTTCGTGGTCAGGAGCCTCATCTGAGGAGTCTCTGACAAATGCTCAGGATCTCATCTCACTGCTGTCCCGCGCTACCTTCATCGCGATGACTGGCTCCTCATTCGATTTTGGAGTTGAGAATGAGTAGGGACATTCGACCTTGTGACCCGGGGTACGTGTCTGAAGTCCTTAAGGACTGGACACGTACTTTGCCTTCCGTCAACCCCGCTCTCCTCATACGAGAGAGAAATCCTCAACGAAATGCTCACAAGGAGAAACGATGAAAGAACTGGTGAAGTTCGGTATTAGTGTGCTCCTGATGACACTCGTGGTGTGCGAGGTATTGAACCTCGTAGTCCGTTCTGTAGAGTTCATGTCCCGTTAACTGAGACCTGCTGCTCGAGTCACAAGGCGTCGGGATCTCGGCGGGTGAGTTACCTATTGTCCAAAATCTGTAGTCACTCCTCCATGTCCCG